TTTTAGAAAGTTTTTCTATTTGCTCGTTTATAAACTCGTTTGATACCTCTAAAGGTATAGCGTTTTTTACTAAATTAAAAATTAGGTCTTTCATATTTTTTCATTATTTCTTTACCTATTCGCTCCAATTCGTCAGCTTTTAAATTTACTACTTTATAACTAAACTCATTGTTTAGCGTTTTAACGTCTATTTGTATAGCTTTGTCGTAGGACCTAAAACCTTCTATTTTTTTTACGTAGTGTATTATACTAGCGTGGTCTTTGTGTATGAAATTAGCTATTTTCTCGTAGCTCTCATTAGTGTAAATTCTACAAAAATATCCGTACAGCATCCTAGCGTAAACTAGGTTAGAAAGTCTAGATTTTAAATTTTTTACTTTATTAAAGTCCTCGCCCAAATACTTACAAATAGATCTTAAAATAATCTCTTTATTAAGCCTGTTATTTTTTAAATCTACAAGGTTAAAAGTCCCAGCCATTACGTAGGGGCTAATAAAAGTATTTTTGTCCTGTTCTTTTTTTAGCATCTTGCTTTTAGTATTAACTCGTTTATACTCTCTTTGGCTTGCTGGTTTTCGTTGTAGTTTTTAATACAAATTTTAAATAAGTCTATAACCATAGGCGCGTTAAACTCGTTTATATTTCTATGTCCTCTAACTACAGCCGTCAGCGTGTCGGGTGAGTACCTATATTTTTCTGCTACTTTTTTTATGTCGCCTTTTTTTTGGTTGTAAATTATGTAAGTTTCTAATTTTTTGGAAATAGGTTTACCAAAGTGTTTTTTTTCAAATATTGCCATTTTTTATCTTTGTTTTTGCCAGTAGATATTAAGTCGTTTTTGGTGTTCTAAATCAATATCTAACTTTTTTAATATAATTTCTCTTCTATTTTTTAATTTTTTTATTCTTTGATCTTGCTTGTAAATTATCGTTACCAATAAAATCAAAATCGCAAAGTTTCTAATCGTTCTTATTTTCATCTTTCTCCAGCTTCATAACATTTGCCACTACAATAGTCGCCGTCCTCTTCTACTGGGTTACCGCACTCCCTACATTCGTTCTCTCTTTCGTCATACTCGCAAGGGTTACCCTCGTTTAAATATTCGTCATTCATAGCTTTAAGTTTAAAAATTGGTTAACACTATCCGTAAAATCTACCCCGCCTATTACGTTACTAATACCCGCGCTAGTCTTTACAGCTATTTCTAACTCTTCTCTACAGGTGTAGTTGTAAAATTCGTTACCACCGTCTAGCCATTCGCTAACGTCGTCTATTAAAGTGGTGTCTGAGGTTTGAAACTCGCCTCTAAACTCGTGGTCTATTATAACATATATTTTGTAGTAACCTTGTGTCCTTTTTTTAATTATAAAATTTAACATATTATTGTATTTGTGAGGCGTTAACCTCGGTTAAGGTGTAGTGTAACCATTACACTACAGACAAATGTAGTAAAATAGTTTATATTTACAAATAATAAGACTAAAAACTTTCGTTTTGTGTAAATTCTGGCTGTTTTTTCTCGCGTTCAATCATTGAAAGCAAACAGCTATAACAAATTAAATCTAAAATAGAGTCGTCTATACTTTCGTTATTCGGCTCGTTGCCTTTAATTAATACGCCTAGCCTTGCTACCTTAGTAGCTATAAGACTCAAACAGTTTTGAGACGCTGACAGCCCTAAAATATTACCAGCTAGCTTAAAATTGCTCAAACGGTCCTCGTTAGCGTAGTCGTTACCCTTTCTAAACATTGTATGTTTAATTTCGTCTACTATTTTACTTAGCTCTATTTCCTGTTCTTTTAGATTCATTGCTCTATGTTTCTTAGTAAATAATCTGTGTAACTCCTGTTACTAATATGATACGTTTTTTTGCATTTACACGTCATATACCTTTTTATGTACCCCATTGGCGTAGTGTCCGTGTGAGACAGTTTAACGCTTTTACTTGCACATTCTGGGCATTGCCATTTTTTACCACCTTTTAAAACTGCTAGGTTTGTATTATGATCAATATAAGGTGTTAGCACGCTAAATACGTCCTCTAGCAAAATTACGTCCTGTTCGCAATAGCTAACCATTTTAGCTAAATATTTTTTTTGCTCGGCTTTAGTACCCTCTACCGTCTTCTCCCATAGTTTAAAACCTTCGTGGTCCAGTTTACGCCCTACGTTAAAATAGTTACCTAATAGGTCTAGTTTGTTACTGGTGAAATTAAAGTATTTTCTGGCTTTTTTCAACGTGTCTAAAGTTCTATACTTTGGAAACATTAAAACGCCGTTTAAAATTGCTCTGGTCCTTAGCTCTTTAATGTCGAAACGGTCGCCGTTGTGCGCTATAATTTCGTCAGCTTGACCTAGTATTTTAATGAAGTCCTTAACTAGTTTTTTATCGCTGTGTTTGTCGTCCCATTTAACAGAGTAAACTTTGTTTTCGCCTTGCCATTTATAGGATATACAAATTATTTTTTTTTCGGTTACGATTTGCTCTGGACGTACGTACTGTTTACCCTGTCGCCACAAATTAGCTTTAACGTAACTAGTCTCAATATCAAAAAACAGCCTTTTAAACGGCTTTTGTTCGCCCTGTATTTTTTGGTCTTGCCTTATAGTTTCCACTTTTTTTCTAACCGCATCTATAGACTTTTTTAGGTTAAACTTTAAAATACATTCTCGCGCTATAGCTGTGTCACTTGTTATAGTTTCGCACCTTAACGCTACGTACTCGTTAAACTCTTTTGTGTATCTCATAGTGTAAATATAGGTAAAAAAAATTTACAGCCTTAACGTATGACTTTTAAGACAAAAATTACCGTAATAAAAGCGCCTAAAACAATAACCCAAATTAGTAGATTTTTGTTTACTGGGTTTTTTACGCTGTAATATTTGACTGGTATATTTCGCTCTATTATTTTGTCAATAAAAACTGTGTCGCACTCACCTTCAAGGTAAAAACTATCTCTTATAATTTGAGCCTTTATAGTTAAATTATCTTTTTTAAGCGTTACGCCCTCGTTTAAAGCCTTAATTTTTGTAACTGTGTCTACCCTTACATATTCTGTACGGATTTTAACCGTATCAATTAACTTAACCGAGTCTGTGGTATGTACAAAAGGGTATTTTTTAACTAGTCTAGCGTGTCGCTTTAAAGGGCTACACGATAAAAAAATAACTATAAAAAATAAGTACCTCAATGTATAAAATTGGTTATAAAATCGTAGTGTAAATTTACTATTTTGTTTTGCCCCTCTTCCGTCATTAGTATAGTTTTGCACTCGTTTTCGTTTGTGTGGAAAAAATTTTCTGTCAAAATAAAAGGGCATTTTGTATATTTTAAAATATAAAAATTAGCCTTTTTTTGTCCCCTTAGCCTTTTTTCTGGAAACTCTATTTTAAACTGTTCAGCTATTTTTTGACTCATTCTATTAGAGCTTTCGCTAGCCTTTGTATAAGTGTAAACGCTCCAGCCGTGAGCCGATTCTTTACTAAAACCGTTACTATGGACCGAAACGCCAATATATTTTTTATCTGGGTTTGCTTTTATTTCTTTATTTACCCTTTTTGCTCGCTCTCTTAAACTTAAATCTACGTTTGTAGGGTTTGTATTAAAAACTTCTATACCTTCGGCGTTTAGCATTTCGGTTAGTTTCTTGACTATTTGCCTATTACCTACGCCCTCGTAGTATACGCTATTGTCGTCCCAAACTGGCGACCTTTTGCCCTTTGTCTGGTAAACCCCCTCTATAAGTCCACCGTGTCCAGCGTCTAAAACAATTACGTAGCTCATTTATTTTAATTCGTTTAGATCCTTTTTAAAGCCCTTTAGTTTTTCGAACAAATTTTTAATAATTTCTATAAAAGGTTTATTACCTAGTTTCTGGCTCGTTTCGTCTATACTCTTAATTTCAACGTAAACAAATAGAGCCGTTACTAGCTTTGTTACTAGTAATTTTATGTCGTAAATTTCACCGTCTAAAATAAACGAGTCGACAAAAAAGGATAATAAAATTACTCCGCAATACATTAGTAATTTAGGCACTACGTTAAATAGTCTATGCGAGGTAAAAGCCTTTCGCCCTTTTACTTTTAGGGTATAGTATACAGCAAAACCAGTATCTAACATCACGCTAAATACCATTAAAAAAACCATACCATAGATAGGCGTTACAAACGTCAAAAATAGACCGCCTAGCCCTAAAAAATAAGAAGTAAAAAAGCTAGTTTTCATTTAGATATTTTCTAAGGTTTCTACGTGTTTTATAGCCTCTTCCATTACAAATTTAACAGCTGAATTATACCAGTTTGTTACTGTTAACTTTTCGTCCTTAATTTTAGTATAACTACCTTCTATTTCTGTAATTCCGTCAGCTCCATACTCTACAGTTCCCATTTCTGGTATGTCTCTTAAAACTTGTTTTTTAGTCAAAAACTTAACGTCTGTAAAAACCTTACCTTTATCGTCTAATCTTTGTACTTGGTACTCTATAGTAATAGAGTCAGTAATAGGGTTAATTTTAACCTCAGTTATAACGCCTTTTCTTTTGTCGTTACTTACAGCCGTTTCTTTTACCGCTATTCCTGTAGCGTTTGCGCTTAGTTGTTTGTTAATCATAAATATAATTTTTTATAGGTAAATCGCAAAAACTTTTTGCGTTTTTAATTCTAAAATTTAGGTTACAAAACCAGCCGTTTACTACGCTACCCCCTTTCTGGCTAAAATTCTGTACGCTAGTAGCGTTTGTTATTGTTCCTAGTCGTTTCCAACGGTCCGAGGTTGTCATAACGACTATTAAATCGTTTATAATTTGCAAGGTCGTAGAGTCTACATATTTTTCCAAACTTTTACCGTCGTCTATTTTGTCGCAAACCATTAAATTAATAGTCATAGTAATATAGCTATCGTCTATATTTGCGTCTGTTACGTGCGCTATAACTGAGCTATGTTTGACGTTGTTACTTTCGTAAACGTCTAAAAAAAAACCATAAAAATACGCGTTTATTTGTAGGTGTGCCTCACATAAATTACGTAACTCTTGATCTATTTTATTTATTGTTGTCCTTATCATTTGCCTTTTTAACGCGTATAGCCTCTAATCTAACTTTTTTTATTGTTTTTTTCTGCGGTTTCATATCTTATAAAAAACTAATTTTACCCTTATAGCTGTTGCCTTGCCCCTCTGGGTTTATGTCCTCTTTTTTTGTAGTACATTCGTACAGCGGATAGCTCGTTTCGTTGTCAATTAAGTAACCTATTAACCTATTTTTATAAAAAGAGTAGTCTTTTTGTAGCTCGCTCCTATAAATATTGTACTCAGCAAGTGAGTAAGATTTTACGTTTTCATCGCTTGCCGTCCCTACGCTTTTGTTTCTTATTTTCCAATTATTGTGAGTAGACGCTTTTAACTCACAGGCGCAATAAACAAAGTCTAAAACGTAGCCCATTAGTTTAAGCTCTAAAGCTGTTAAGTCGTCATTTTCTACGCCTTCAAGTAGACGCCTGTACTGTTGACTGCCTAAAGCTGGCTCTAGGTCTAAATCTTGCACCCGCTTTAGAGTCACTAGTAACGTATCGTCGTTAGTGTCTTGATCTATGTAGCTGTAAAATTTTAAAGTGCTGAGGTCTACTAAATACTGCATAATTTTATAAATAAACTAGTTGTTGCATCCATACGTGTCTACACCAAGGTGTAGTTTTGCCGTTACCTTGATTCCAGAAACCACCGCGATAGGTAAAACAGTCGCGCCCTACAAAAGCGCTAATTAAATTAATATCGTCACGCGACCAAACTTTACTCCTAGATAGTGTTACCATATCCGTACAAAATTCGCGCGTCCTATTGTTTGGTAAAATAGACGGTCCGCTAACTGCTGGGTTTTTTTCGTAGGAATAGTAAATTTTAATTTTACTTACGTCCTGTTTAGCGATTTCGCCCAAACCCGAAACGGTAATTTTACCGTCTTTTACTAGTCCGTTCGTTTCTAAAGTTTTGTAAATATTTGTCAGCTTTTGAGAGTCTACATTTAAAGCCTCGGCTATATTGTCGAAGGTGTGACCTTCTCTAACAAGTGCTAAAACTTGGCTTTGTATATTATCCAAAACAGCAAATTTAGACTTACTAAACTCTTCTATAGCTTTCGCGTCCTCTTCGTCAGCGTTAAACTCATTAGGTAAAGCTCTAGAGTAAACTACGTTTTGAGGTTTAGGTATACCGCACTTATTAAATTCCGCCACTACGTCTATGTCGCTTTTAAATTGTGCTGGCTGTTGCTGAGGTATAGCCTGTATTACCTCTTCTTTTTGCTGTAAAAAATCTAAATTAACTTCGTTAAATTCTATTTTACCCTGTAAACCGTTACCCTTTTTAGCTATCTCGTTTAGAGCCGATAAAATTGCCCTTTGCTTATACTTGAAATAGTTAGCCTTCATTATTTTATAGCCTATTTCTAACTCTGTAGCGTTACCTAGTCCGCCCTCGGTCTTAATTCCAAATAAAATAGGGGTAGTAATAGAGTGAGACAGTATAATATTGTTACGGTTGTCTTTAGACAGAGCTAAATAACGGTCCTTTAGATCGTTACCGCTCACGTTTAATACTGACGCCTCGTTTTCTTTACCTAGATTGTATAAAACCATAACTCCGCCCGCATTTCTTTCGCCTGTACTATTGTCTTGTATGTCTCGCTCTAGGTCTCTTTTTTCCTCTTCGTTAGCTGGTTGTCCGCTATTTAAGTTTATAATCGTACCCGTAGAAAACCCGCTAGAAATTTCTGTTAACTGGTAGGTGTTGATTTTTATATCCGTCAAAATTGACGTTATCCCACCGCTATAAGGCGGTGTGGGGTAAAGGCTTTTATTTACCTTATTATTTTCTACGGTTTGTTTTCCTTTGTCTTGATAAATCAAATAAAACTCTCTGGCTTTCCTGTCGCTAGGGTTAAAAGGCTCTATATTTTTAATAGTTTCCTTTCTGTCCGTCCAGTCATTAGATACGGCTATTTTGTTATCGTCTAATCTATACCTTACC